ACCAGGAGTGTGTCCTACACCATTCCTCCGTCCATTACGCCAACATCACTAGCATCTGCTCAGCCTTCGCCATCAGCATTGCCAACCAACTCTTCTCAAGCAACATTTTCTGTAACTCCTTCCCAAACTCCAACTCGCACTGTGACTCGCACGCCTTTCTGCCCTTACGGCGCAGACAAGTTCCTGAATCCAGACAAAGACTGCAACGGGAAAACTTACGACGCAATTGTAGCTGGCCTCTTCTTCAGTGGCCTCTTCATGTATCTTGGCTGGCTTCTCATAGCCACATGTATTACATCTTGCATTATAGATTGTATGCCTCCAAACAGACACTGTTGCGACTACATGCCAGCTTGTTTGACGATAACCTCGCTTTATTTCCCGCTCTTCCTGCCTTTTGCTTTGCTAATTGCAGTAACGCCCTTCATCTGCCGTGCTTATACTACATTTACTCGCTCAGCTACTGCTTTTGCAAGAAGTGTAATTCCACCAGCTCCTCCCTCAATGCCCCCAAAAGTCTTTCCAGCAAAGACTTGTGCAATGTGTTTAGAGGTTCCCACTCTTTACTTGATGTATAAATGCGGCCACACTCACTGTGAGGCCTGCACACTTCAATGGAAAAATGCTGAGAAATACTTCTGTCCGACATGCCGTGCTCCCCACCCAGCGAGCAGAGACTTTGTTCGGTTAACGCCTTCAGAGATGGACAAGCTTCTCCCAATGGAAGCAGCTGTTCAATCAGCTACTGGCGCTGCTCGCGCCCCTGACTCCGTGGAGTCCCTCGTGTGAATTTATTCATACAACTTTTTACATTTACTTAAATCAAAACTTATAAAGAAAAATGCGAATTAATTTAATTTCAAATTTTTCAGCTAAAGGATTAACTCAAGATTCTGCAATTTTAAGAGGATTAATAACTAATCAATTTCCCCAAGCAGAAATTAGAAAAGTTCAACATTATTTACCTGAATGTTCTGAAGCAGAAATAAATATTTTTTTAGAACTTGTAAATCCTGCATTATTTATGTCAGCTTCACGAAATATTTGGATACCCAATCCTGAATGGACTTTTAAATCATGGATACCTTATATGAATATGATTGATGAAATTTGGGTAAAAACTTATGAAGCTTTAGATATATTTAAAAAATATGTTTCAGAAGAAAAAGTAAAATATATTGGATGGACATCAATAGATAAAATTTATTCTGAAGAAAAAAACTATAATAAAGCTATTGTATTAGTAGGAAAAAATATGTATAGAAACCCAAAACCTATTTTAAAAGCATATTATGATATTTTCTTAAAAGATAGAATTCTATATGAAAAATTACCTGAACTACATATTCCTTATAAAAAAGATGAAGTTCAATTTTTTTTACCTTCAGAACTTTCTAAAAAAGTAACTTTATATGATGTTATTTCAGAATCTGAATATGATAAATTATTACATGAATGTGGATTAGCAATATGTATATCTGCATGTGAAGGATTTGGACATTGTGTTAATGAAGCTATGTCTGCAGGATGTAATTTAATTCTGAGTAATATTAGACCATTTCATGAATTAACAACTCAAAGTCTTTGGGGATCTGAATTACAATTTATTGAACATCCTAAATGTCTAGGAACTTTAGTTGATACATCTTCACAATCTATTCGTTCATGTTTAACTACATATACTGAAACTTCTATAAAAAATAAGAAAAAAATCTCAGAACAAGTTCGTCAAGAATATGAAAAACGTCATCGTAAATTCATTGGAGATTTTAAACTTCCTGAACTTCCAGAATTTAATTTAGAGAAATTATTTATTGCTGAAAATGATCTACCTTGTATTTCAATTGTAACACTAACATATAACCGTCCTGAATTTATTCCTTTAGCTAAATATTCATATTTAATTCAATCATATCCAGCTGATAAATTAGAATGGGTTATTGTAAATGATGGTGAAACAATTGAAGAACAATTAATTGGTATACCAAATGTAAATTATATTCAATTAGATAAAAAATTAAATATTTCAGAAAAAAGAAATATTGGGGTATTAAATTCTATGTATTCATATATTTGTATGATGGATGATGATGATGTTTATCCTAATAATTCTATTCTAGCTAGAATTTCTATGTTATTAAAAACACCTGAAAAGGAATGTGTTTTTTGCACAACTATACCATGCTATGATATTGAAAAGAAGATTTCATTTATGAATGTTCCACCTCTTACATTAGAAATGTCTGAACGAGTATCTGAAGCAACTCTATGTTTTAAGAAAACATTTTGGAATGAAAGAGAATTCAAAGATGAAATTGCGGAAGGAGACAAATTTATTCGTGGTCGCGAACAAATGTGTCGTGAAATTTCTCCACAAGAGGTTATAGTTTCATTGGTTCATCATAAAAATGTTTCTTCAAGAAAAATTGCTGGTGAAGCTAATGGTTGTCATTATGGATTTTGTGATGAATTATTTTTATTAGTTAATGAAATTGGTATTAAAAGTGGAACATCCCTCGGCGACGGTGAGTGCGTTTCTTAGAACGACGACGACCACCCACAGGAGCAGAATTACCAGCAGAACCGTTTACCGAAGCAGAATAACCTTCTACTGCCCCACCACCACGCATCTTTAATCCTTGTTTAGCTAACATACGACGAACAGTCTTTTTCTTAACTAAACGTAATTTCTTAGAACGATGACGACGACCACCAGTTACATCAGCAGGAGAAGCACTATTGGGACCCATGTTTAATTCAACCATTTTTATACTTTAAAGAAGAGAATTTTTAAACGAGGTCTAAGAAGAACAAGTTAAACAAGGTTCAACAGTAAACTTTTGTGCTGATGCTACCCCCCTAGTTCTCAAATAATAACAACCAGTTTTCAAACCAGATTTCCATGCATAGAAATGCATTGATGTTAGTTTAGAATATGAAGGTTCTTGAGCAAATAAGTTAAGAGATTGAGATTGACAAATAAATGGTCCACGATCACAAGACATATCTATTAAAACTTTTTGTGGAATTTCCCATACAGTTTTATATAGACCTTTTAGATCACTAGGAATACATTCAAGAGATTGAATTGAACCATTATTTGCAATAATTTGTGTTCGAACATCTGTAGTCCACATATCTCGTTCTACAAGATCTTTAACTAGATATTTATTAATTACAATAAAATCACCTGCCAAAACTCTTCGTGAATAAATATTTGAAGTAAATGGTTCAAAACATTCATTATTACCAAGAATTTGTGATGTTGAAGCTGTAGGCATCAAAGCTACCATTAGGGAATTACGAACACCACATTTAGCTTTATTTCTCAGAGTAGCCCAATCTAGGCTTGCCTCAGTAATAGGTGTTTGATTCCACATATCAAATTGTAGAATACCTTTAGACATTGGTGAACCTTGGAATGAAGGATACCAACCAGGTTGAGTAAGACCAAGATGTTGATATTCAGTTGTATCTTGACATCTTTCTACAGAAGCTTCCAAAGCAGCATAATAAATATGTTCAAAGATTTCTCTATTTAATTTCTTTGCAGCTTCTGATGTCCATGCAATTCTTAGAATAGCAAATACATCTGCCAAACCTTGAACACCAATTCCAATAGGACGATTTCTAAAATTAGATTTAGCACATTCTGGTGTAGGATAATAATTTTTATCAATAAGAATATCTAGATTCTTTCCCAAGATTTTAGTATATTTTCTAAGCAAATCAAAATTAAATACACCATCAACAATAAATCTTGGTAGTGCTAGAGATCCCAAATTACATACTGCAGTTTCATCAGAAGATGAATATTCAATGATTTCGGCACAGTTTCCGGTAAGAATACCATTAAATACACCAGCATTATTCAAAGGTTCAGTAAAGCAATAAGTATCATCATATCTTTCATTATTTACAATACAACTTACTTTTACGTATTGTTCAGCATCACGTTGTGGTTCACGTTTTACAAATTTTAGACGTTTAGGAGAAAATCCAAGTTCTGCTAGTTTATATAGACCAGATGATGAAACAAGAATACGCCACAAAGGTTTGCAATTGTATTCTTTCTTTCCACCTCGTCCATCGGGAAGAATCGTCATTCTTTCGTCGAAACATTTTGATACTTTACTTTGAACTCCCATAGTTAGAAGCATAAGTCTGATTTTATCAAGAAAATTATACTCAATGCTACAAATTTGAATAGATTCATTTGTTCCATTTCTTGCAATACTTCCATCTGCATCACAAATTCCTTCAAACCATCTCATTCTAATTTCCAATGAATAATTGATAGGAACTTCAAACTTTTGAGGAATATCATCTGGCAAACATGAATTTAGTCTACCCGAAGCATCTTCAATTCCAGACATACTTTTAATATCTAGAAACTCAACGAGTTTCTTTTTATCTCCATAAAGGCAACAAATTGGTCTTCCATTAGAATAAGTCCCGTCTCCGCAAAAGAATCCGTGTGTATAAGGATACTTAAATGATGAATCGGTAAATGCACATAGTGGTGCTTCAAACTTTTTCAAATTCATTCCTTCTTCAAGATTTTGTGCTTCAACTCTTGTAGAATTTTTTAGATTTTTATTATCATGATAAGAATCTTGAAGTATAAATTTGTGATATGGAGTGCATGTTAGAGAAGCACCGTTACTCAAATAAACTTCAATTAGTTTTTGATTTTCACCAGTTTTCTTAATAGTTGTAGCGGACCAATTATCTCCATTCCATACACGAACAGTTTGTCCTTCCAATTCTTTAATTTCAAAATAACCATTATCTGTAAGAATTAAAGTTTCGGGAGCAACGCAGAGATTTGAAGATTTAATTACACCTAGATTTTTCTGATTTGATTTAGAATTTGCAGCATCTTTATAGCATAGATAAGGCATACCAGTTTGAATTTGTGAATCCATAATAAGTCTCCAAATTTCAGTAGCTTTAACTTTCTTACCTTTCTTTTCACATTCATATTTAAGATACAATTCTTCAAATTCTTGACCGTAAGTATCTGCTAGATTAGGACATTGCGAAGGACACATCAAAGTCCAATGAGAATCTTCTTCTACACGTTTCATAAATAGATCAGGAATCCACAAAGCATAAAATAAATCACGTGCACGTTCTTCTTCTGAACCTTGATTCAATTTTAGACGAAGGAAATCTTCAATATCTGAATGCCATGGTTCTAGGTAAATAGCAAATGAACCATTACGTTTACCACCTTGATTCACATATTTTGCAGTATCATTAAATACTTTTAGCATAGGAACAATACCAGTAGATTCACCTTGCGTTCCATTAATTAGAGAACCACGTCCACGAACATTATGAATATTTAGACCAATACCACCTGCCCATTTAGAAATTTGTGCACAATCACTTAGAGTATCATAAATTCCTTTAATAGAATCTTCTTTCATTTTTTGTAGAAAACATGATGATAGTTGAGGTTTGTGAGTTCCTGAATTAAATAGAGTAGGTGTTGCATGAATAAAATATCCTAGAGATAAAGCATCATAACTTTCTTTTACAAGAGGAAGATTCTTTCCATGTAGTTGAATAGCTACACGCATCCACAAATGTTGTGGACGTTCATTTTTCAAGAGATAAGCTTTTTCCAAAGTTTTAAATCCAAAATAATCAAAGATATAATCACGTGAATAATCAATCATTTCTTGAAATTGTGGAAGTTCAGATAACGTCTTATATTCAGATGAAACATTCAAATGTTCTACACATTCTTTTAGTGTAGAAGGAGTATTTTTATGATGATTAGATACTAGAATACGTGATGCTAGATAACCATAATTAGGATGATGACGTGATTGCATTGTAGCAGCAGTTTCAGCTGCAAATTCATCTAGTTTAGATGTCAACATATTATTCTCAAGTTGTGAGCATACTTTTTGTGCTACAAGATCTGGATTAACATATTCAAGACCTTGAGCTAGTTTACGAATTCTTTCAGTGATTTCATCGAAACTTACTGGAACTACAGAACCATCGCGTTTA